TGCTGTGTAACGGTTCCAGCCATTGCAGCTGGCCGCTGCTGATCCTGGTTCATTGGTTGTCTATTTTTTGTAAGCATATTTCCTAAAAATCCAATTAACGCTTGTTGTATTTGCGGCTGTTTAATCAGTCCAATAATACTATTATCCAGTTCAGGTTCCTGCTCCTCCTCCATATCCATTGCAGTTAACCTATCCAGGATCGCTTTATTAGTTTCAGCCGTTTGCTTTAATAACTGATATACATTATCTGTTAATCCCATAGTACCTGTAACAGCACCCTTGTATACAGGATCCATGCTATAAGGGCAAGGCCTGAAGTTTAATGAAGCATAATAAGCGCTGCTCGTAGAAATAACGCCTGACGGATCCGCTTTCGGATGCAGCCTGATAGTCATAACATCGCTTACACTATTTTGCTCGAATGCTGTCAAATCTTCCAGCAACTTATCGCGTCCCTGGTTCTCGTCGTCGTCGTTCCAGGAAAAATTAAGTTGCTTACCTGACCATACAGAATAGTACGGATATTTCGCATTGCGATCGTACCAGTCTATTACTTGTGCAGCGCCTACACAGTGTGCTTTATTCATTGCCATCTCTTAACTATTGTTAGTAACATTACTCATGTTGTTGCCGTCATTCGCAAATTTGTAATAGACGCCGAAACAGTATACTACATTGGTAGTTCCAAGAGTGGTAAACAATTGCACAAAAGATTTTACCCACGATACCGTCATGTTGGAAACCTTAGGCAATTGGAATACATTGTTATTAGTCGTCGTGTTATTGATCTCGTTAAGACGTGCTAAAGGAATGTTGTAGACTAATTGTAAGTCGCCCTGGTAAATGGTAAGGAATGATTTAATTAAATCGGCAGTTGCTACTACTGTTTGACCGGTCAGGGGCGAACAACCAATGTTATTAGTCGTGTATACTTCCAATGCTGTTATTTCAGCATTGCGCAGATTCGGAAGGTCGGGAAAATAAAACCTTGTCGCTACTGATCCATTTGGAACTTGTATTTCAACGGCTTCAAACCTTTGTATATTGATCATTTTGTACTCTTTAAAATTTTAAAAAAATACGGTTATTATCGCGACCGCAGGCGCTTGTCTTACCCTATCAGGCGTAGGTAGACGATTATTTTACAGATGTACAGTTTTGGGCCAAAATACCGTACCATTTTACGGACAAATATGTATTTGCATCGATTGCGGACGGCGCGCCAGGTAATATAACGGAAGCGTTAATATTGCTCGCACCATTTAGCACTAAGTTTGGTTCAAATACCTGGTATGCGTCACTATTAGCCGCGAACTGATCAATAAAATATTGCCCGGGGTTGGTTAGAGCAGCATTAAAGTTGGTGTTTTGTTGTGACTGTGGGACAAAATAATGATCCTGCAATGACAACTTAGGCAAAATATTTTGGTTGTTTACCTGGATAGTCAAATAGCCATTGTAAACATTATACAATTGAGCCGCGCCGGTCGGAAAAGCTGTAAGGTTGGGGTAGCTATAAAATTTAGCTGCTCCGTTCGTTGATGCACCGGATACCAATAATACTTGCAAGCCGCACAGGATGAATAAATCTTGTAAAGCTAATCGCTGCTCCCTTACAGTTGGATTGCCATTCGTATTGTCGTTGATCAGTATCGGAATATGATAACTGGCCGCACTTGTAGACAACAATGCTTCCGATCTTAAATAAGACGGGGTTAGTACGGCCTGATCGGCCGAATAACCGATTGCTTTGATTGCAGATTTTGCGTTTTCAAAAACCATTCTTTGACCCACTTGGGTAGGAAAATTTAACATACACTATTTTTTAAAATTTTAAATTAATTTTTGATATACAGTTTTAAAAATTGATTTTTTAGCACATGGATTCGATCGCAGCCAGTGATCTTGTGTTCATTCCGCCGGTACCTGCAATTTGCGCGCCGTTCCCTGTCGTATATCCTGCCAGCATCGGACGACGTAAGGGCCTATTAACATAATTAGCAGGCCCCGCGATTGTAGGCGGCGCCATTACACCAGCTATTAAGCCGGCGTCTTCAACCATGTTCAGCGCACCGGCGGCAACCATGCCCAAACCTATCCCCTGCCCTATGGATCCTTTCAACATGGCGGGAATAAATAAACCGGCAGCCAATACAACTCCATCCCCTACATAATCGTTTTGCTGGCCTCCGCTCCCTACTGCCGTATTTATTGTATTAATTAAAAATTCGCCTACGATTGCACCACCAGCGGCGAATAATGCCATCTCTAAGGTGTCGCCGATACCTGACATTTTTTTGTGTCCTTTTTTTCTATGTGTGGACTTTTTTTTATGGGTTTTTTTAGTTGCCATTTTGTTATAGTTATTATTAAAAAATGATGTTTACAAAATATATAAATGAAAAAATTAAACCTTGCCGATTAAAGATTTAATGTGGCTTTTTTTCTTTTTGATTGCCGACCCAATAGCCACCTTATGACCTTTGTATAACTGCTGCTTTTGCATTCTTTCTAATTTTCTTATGTCCGCTTCCGTTTTTTTGATCTGCTTAAAAACTGCCGATTCAGTCGGTTTTTTCGTGCCGGAAATCTTGATATTTACAGATCTTTTTTTTGTGGGCATACGTTTAATTTTTTTAGTTATATTTTTTTTCGTTGCACCCGTAACAGGATGCTTTTTTTTATACATGATTGAAGCCGCTGCAATAGCTTCTTTCCAGGTAACGTATTTTTTTGGATGCTCTTTGCGCAACTTTTTAGCCGTCAACGTAATTTGCTTTAGTGCTTCCATTATTTCTTTTTCTTTTTTAACACAAAAAATAAAATGGTTCCAATAATTCCGGCGCCGATTAATAACTCGGTTCCTGTTAAGCCAAATAAATTCGTAGAACTTGTAACAGATCCGCCAGCTTGTGTAACAGATCCGCCGGCCGGTTGAATAACTTTAGTCAAATCTTTTTTAAATTTTTGAATATTATTATTGCCTGAAAATCCAGCCGGATCCCTGGCCGTATCTGCATCAATTTGATTATTCCAGGCAAGCGCTACCGGATAACTTAAAAACGGCGTGTCGTCCGTATGTTTCATGCCATGATAAGTATTATTTACATTCCCGTAAAATCCATCATACTGATTATACCTACCAGCCTTTGTATCCCCATTACCACTATCCGCGGTCAAACTATTGATATACGTCAAGTATGTTAACATTCTATTATCCGGCGTCATCGGTAAAGTCTTATTATACCAGTTCATCGGATCCGTTTCATCGCTATTAGGTGCTGTTAATGCAGCCAATGATGCACTTACGACAGCCAAGCCGGCACCTACATAATTACCACTTGCTGTATCCGCTGCTGCTGTTTCTATTGTTTGCGCATTTGATGTATCCCCTATTCCCGACATTGCTATTAAGGCGCCCACCCTGGCAGGCCGGTATATTTCTGTTACCTTCTTATCCATCCATTTAACCGGTTCTTTTTTTTCGTTGTATTGATCCAGGACGGGATCAATCCAATATTCCTGGTTATCTGTTTTGATGACGCAAAAAACGTGCTGATATTCATGGTTAAAAATGGAATAGGATGCAAAACGATAATTGACTGTGAAATCTAATTGCAATTTTTTTTGCATTGCGTTCATTACGCCGCAAGCAAACAAAGCATAACTTTTGCAGTCGCTTTTAGTGACCAAGATAGCAGCGGGACTTTTGACATATTGTGAATTTTCACTCTCAATAAAATAAGGGACATTTTTTTTAAGGAATACCCATACTTTTTTGCAAATCTCATTTAGATTATCGGTTACAAAGTAGGGATAGATCTTTTCGTATTCGTATTCGTACTGTCTATGCGTTGTAAGGATCGCGTTGATAATGTCCTTAGTTGACTGATCCCTGGTTAAAACAGATGTCTGGCCGGTGAATGGTTCTAATTTCGATAAAATAAAATTGCCGTCCATCTGTGTTGATTTTTTGAGAATTTAAAATTATACAATTTTTTCAATAAAAATGCCAGTATTTTAGGAATTGCGTGAGCAATTTAAAAAATACTGGCATTATGGCAAAAAGTATCTTTTTTACATCGGAATTATGATACTTTCTGACCTTTTTAGGCCTTGAGATTCCCAAAAATTCAAGATTTCACGCATTGCAGTAGCTATCTGATCTCTACTATAACACTTATCTGCATAAATCGAAAGGCCGCCCTGGTTCAAATTAAGACCCACCATAAACAGGGGTACTGACTTGTTTTTGTTACATAAATTTTTCCACTGGTCAAAATGGGGCTTGACCATTTTTTGAGAAAATTCATCGTTGTTGTTTTGCATTTTTTGTAGGTTTAAATAGTTCTAATTGTTTGTTATCGTAATTCATGACTTCGCGCTGTAAAATATGTTCAACAAATTTTTTGATTGTTTTGAATCCCTTATTTTTTGCGATTGCTTTGATTTTTTTGTATTGAGCCGGACTTTCGTAGTCAATTAATCTTCGTACTTTATTTGGGTTTTTTTTCATTAATCCGACGATTTAGGGGTTGCCAATAGTTCACAAGTTTCAATGTTCAAATTAAAATGAACATCTAACTGATTGTTATCTTTTCGGTAGGCTTTGAAGTTTGGACGACCGCTGACATATACCAGGGTACCTTTTTTTAAGTAATCAAATATCTTACTTTCTGTCCAGAATGAACAACTTACCCAGCTATCCGGTATGCTTTCATCTTTCTTTTTAAAAACGCTACTATATGCTACTGAAAAACTGATGACTGTTTTGCCATCAACAAATTTTTTAACGGCATCCTGGCCGATACGACCAATAATATTTAGTTCGATCATAATTGTGTTTTTTTTGTTTGATTGATATACATTTTGAAAAAATAAGCTGATCTGTGTAAAGAATATTTTTCTACCGGAAATAAGCAGGAAAATATTTTGCTATGATCCTCATTGCCCTTTAGATTATATATGTCGTGAGTGTACAATTCCCAATACTCATTTCTTATTAGCTTGATTTTTCGGTAAAAAAAATCGTCTATTGGTTGTAACGTTTGATCTGTCATTTGATTCTTTTTTTAACAAATTCCCGAAATGCAGGTACCGCGTCATCTAATTTTGCATATTCCCGCTGATCGTACATTTTATAAAAAATGTTATCAAAATCTGATATCATGTCAGGAAAATTGTTTTGATTAATATTGTGCGTATACAATGACCAATATCTTTTCCCATTGGAATAATCCGTTGTGTAAAAAAATTCGTCTATGGGTTGCAAAGGCACTGCATTTAATAAAGTAATGTATTGCTTTTCATAAATAGGCTTAATACTTTTAAAACCATCTTCTTTACGAAAATCTCTTAAGACGTAAGCAAACGCATCAAAAAAATTCTCATCTTCAAAGTCTACAACTTTGTAACTATTATCCGCATAAGTCAGGCAAAAAAAATGTGTCATAGTTAAATTTTTTTAAGTTTTTTAATATCTTTTTTTTGATAAATAGATTTTTGCATTCCTCTATCAGTGTACCATTCAACTATGATAGCAATATTTTTGCCGTTCAAATTTTGCAAATGTTTTACAATTCCAAACGAATGCAGATCGGTTTTTAACCTTACCCTATCCCCTATTTTAAAAGTTCGTCGTTCGTTATGATCCATTATTATAAACCAAATTATAATACCAAAACTTGAGATTATCGCTGTGAGCAATAGAATGATTACAATTTCCATTGTTTTAAATTTTTAGTGGTTTAAAATTTTTCGTTTGAAATAAAAAAAGTTGGCAGCTTTTTATTTAATCTGTTTGATATGTTCACAGATATAATTTGAAAAGGCGCTTCGATATTGCAAGTACAAACAATAACTTGACCTTTAAATTCGCCATCAGGACAAGTTAATTCTACATAAGAAAAAGAAGAGTCATCGTAACTAAACTGATAAATAAAACCTGATTTTTTTGCTACTTCTTTGAAATTTTCTAAGTCTAACATTTTTTTAAAATTTTGATTGGTTAATTAAAATGACAATACCCTCCCGCTGAAATATGCAAAAGCAGATTTCGCGAATCAGATCGGATAATTTGTAAACTGGTCGGGATAAGGTAACGCCGGTTGGCTGGTCTGTTACATGGATGTAACAAATGGGATGTTTGTTTTTTTGCATAATGATTGTGATTAGAATGTAAATCTATATCACAAAATTTGATATACAAAAAAAAAATTGATATATTTTTTTAAACAGGATGTTAATTTAAGGTAATTATATACATGAGTAACCCATACCGTGGGTTATTATTTTACTTCTGGCAATTCTACTGTTTGACATTTTAATTCATGGGTGCAATCGCCTAAAAATTGGATTTTACCATTTGTAATAAAAGAATGACAAACGCTTGATGATGCTTTTAAAAATGCATTATCTTCTTTTGCATGAGGATATTTGGGATCATTTTCAGGATATAATTTCCCCCCTGCGTATAATCCCGTTCGTATTAAAAGAGAAGGCATAAAAGTTGGCTTATCGAAATCACCGTTAAAGCCCCAGCAAGCACCGTTCTCAAAAGGCTTTTTAGTTGCAATAATATGAAATGTCTTACAACCCGGACAGTCTATTCTAACAAGCCCGTTTTGCCGGTCTTCTTCAAGACCGAATAGTCTTGCTTTTGCCATAATTGATGAATTTAATAAAGACTGTAATTCTTAATTTAATAACATTGCCTGTTTGAGATTGGTTTTTAAATATATATCATTTACGATATAGTCATGTACTGTCATCTGTCCGTCGAATATTCGGTACATAGGGAATTTTTTGTTAAACCACTCAAAAAGATCATACTGTGTTAGTTGATCTTGAATGTATTCATACAGCTGGCCTGCTATTAGTCCCTGACCTGCCATTTCGTATTTCATGGCGTCCTCAAAGGATCTCTTAATGTGGGCCTTTACATAATTGTTGCTTTGTTTCTTTTCGCAAAGCCGTTCGCTCACTATTGCAGTAGATTCTACGTCTAACATATTGAACTTTTCAAGTCTGGTGAATTGTTCTTTTTCCTTGCCAGTGCTGATTGCTGTTTGAAAGTGTTTTTTGTACATGAATCTGAAATTTCTTTTTACATCTGATATATAATCAAGGTCGGAATGATTACACAAAATTTCTTCTAAGTCGCTATCCACAAGGGTTTCAAGGTTTTTCTTTTCAGAAAATTCCAGCCGGTAAACTTCGCAGTCTTTATTAAAATTTGCGTCATCCCATAACTCCTGGATATGTCGTTTCAGACCCTTTTTTCTCATGTCCAGGGATTTATTATACATCGTAATCGAACAGCCGGAAGTACGGCGCCCAAATTTGATTCCAGTTATATCATTTGCCCTATGAAATACTTCCATAGTCTTAGATCTGACTTTGTATTTCTTATCAGAAAATTTCTTAAATGTAACCTGTGGCGTTTCATTCAAAGACGTTTTTTGAAAATCCGCCGCAACATCTATCCTGGTGAAATTTTTAAAAGTCAATTTGAGATCTTCCAGCATTGATTTTATAAATAGATCAGGCCTGGACTGGTAGCAAAATCTATTTTCCAGCTTGATTTTGACAATGTTGGGGTTGATGAATCCTACTTTGGGTTGCAATTCCAGGTTAGCGCATCGGATCCACTCCTGGCTATCCGGTAACAAATAGTTGATATAGGCTAATTTGTTAAAATATTGCGTCCCATGTTCGCAGAATTCTATTTCAAAACAACTGGTAGGGGCAAAGGTTGTCGTTTCGGGGCAAAGGGTACAAGTAAACTCGATCCAGTCCCATGCTACCGTGATTACATTTTTCCCACATAAGGCGCCCTGGCTTATTTTGCTCTTAAAATCTGTGTTTTGGGTGCCTGTGGTAAAAATACTCCCCTGATAGTTGGGGGGTAAATTTTTAACCGGCGCGATATTTTTTAAAATTGCCATAAAATAACTATTTTTGATTTCTAAACAATTTGGCCTATAAAGCATAAGTGCCTTTTTAGGATTGTGATTAGCTTTCGACCCGGGTTTATACTTGGGTCTTTTTATTTATAAAAGCGTATAGGGCCTTTTTTGCCGGTTCGCTCAAGATCTGTTGAATATATCAAAAGACGTTTTATTTTAAAATTTGGCCTGGTTTATCTTCAAGGCCCTGGTATTTCACAGGGCCTATCAGATCATTTACGATACCTTGTTATTCACTCAGTCTATCGCGTCCGGGTTAAAGTTGCCGGCCAGGCAGAGCCTTAACATCTTATTTAGAATGCCGATTGGATCCGCAATTGCGTCCCTCGGGATCTTTCTTTTTGCTGCTTTTTGATTTTTTTTCCGGTTCTTTTTGCTCGATCGGTTCCTGATCAGGAACTTCCGGCAAGTTTTGATCCTGATTTTTTGCAGGATCCTGCAAGTTTGTTGCTGTATTTTCCATATATCTATTTTAAGGATTAACGGTTGTTATTATGCCGCCAGGATATCCAGTATTATCCGATTGTGTAGTAATCTGCAATGCACCAGGATTTATAGCTCTTATGATCCATCCCTGAAATGCCATCTGTGGCGCCAAGACATTGATATTTAGCATTGCTAAGCTGTCCGTTGTATCGGTTGGCGGGATCATTGCCACGTAAGTAGGTGAAATTTCGTAATTGCTGATATTCAGCAACAAACTTTGCAAGGTTGTTGGATCATTCACATTGATCACTGTATCCGGCGTAATACCCATCCATCCAGCGACCGTTTTAGCATAAGTTACAGGATCATTGCCCGCGCTGGCCGGAGCATAGTAACTGATGATCTTATTTAAGGTATCTAATTTATAGCTATTATAATACCTTAGCAATAGCATGGCCATTGCTCTATAACCGTATATCGTATCGGTGAATGTTACCTCCCCACTTGGTACATAGAAAGCCTGACCATCCCACATTTTCCTACCTCCCAAGGCAAAGACGTTTCCGGGATTGTTCATGCTTAAACCTTTCGATCCAGCGGCGGCCGTGTTATTTCTAAAGTCTGCCATTGCTAAGAATTTTGTGCGTTGATGATTAAGTCTGTAAAATCAATAAATACCTTGTGGGAAAAAGCCCATTTCATATTTTGAACTGCATTTAATAAAATGTTGTATTCCTCATCTTCTAAGTTGAAATAGGATATATCCGTTTGAAATCTTCCTTTTGCCTCGGACAGTTTGTCCAAAATTTTAATGTGAATCCTTATGGTTGAAATATCCAGGCCATTCGCTACCGGTTGGCCTAAAACAGTCGTTATCATTTGAATACTATCCAATTCCATTTTAATAGAATCGTCGTTTATCGGACTTATTTTGCCAAATTTTTTTAAAGTAATTGTTTTCATTGCCTGATTTTTTTGATTTATGCATAAATTATATTTAACTGTGCTGCCACCCAATTAAAGGCGTCCTGATTGCTTTCGTAGTTATTATAATCGGTTCCAGTCATGTACAAATTACCCTTTGTGATTGCATTGTTATCCGTCAATTCGTTGAACAATTGATATAGAAAAACTGCTTCGCTCGTTAAGTTGTCATTGATACATTGCACCAGGATCCAGTTTGCCTGTATCGTGGCTCCATTTACCCAAATGCTGACTGGTTGTATTTGTTTCATACTTAAAATAATTGAATAAAATTTGATCCGCCGCCGCTAATTATTAGTGATGTGGCACCGGCTGCTATTGTTATCAAACTCACATTGCCACCAGCCGGCGTTAAAATTGTTGTACCTGAATATGATTGAATGGTAAGTGTATAAGTAGAATTATTTTTAATCGCAAACAATTGATTGTTGCCTGATGAATTGAAGAGCGTAAATGTACCTGCTCCCGTCGCAGCGCTACCGTACACATAAAAAAAAGCGTTCCTGGTTAATGTCTGACTTGTTGTATAGGTTATTCCTGATCCTGAAAATCCAGCACAAGCAATAGATCCCGATACCTGTAAATTGTAAGGCGCTCCCAAATCTGTATAAGTGCCTCCACTTTGTAAAATTAAATTGCCAGTTGAACTGATAAACTTAGCGTAATAGGTACCGGTTCCAGCCACATTCTCGCCTATATACATTCCTCCTGATGATCCAGCTGATTTATTAAACCATAGTGAAGTTTCACCGCCGCCGTTGCTTTTATTCCAGCCTATCTGTAATCCAGATCCATTGGTTGGCAAAGCATAAGGGCCTACATTACCGCCTAATTGCATATAACCATTACCGGCAATTTGCAAAGAGTAGTGATTAACTCCAGTATATGCTCCATCAGAAAAAGTAACACGAATGCCCAGCCCTGTTTGTTGATCCCCATTCGCTTGAGCGGTTAATGAATTTTGAATCAATAAACCATTACCGGAAGCTGTTGTAATTGCACTGGTTAAACTTACTCCCTGACCTGAATAAGAAATACCACCAGTTTTTAAAAGGCCACCCGTTGAAGTATATATCAATTGTCCATTTGTTAAACCACTTACTGTTATGCCGGTAAAAACAGGGGACGAACTTGTATCAATAGATTGCGGCAATGTTAAAGTAATAGATCCTGTATGCTCGCTGCCGCTTGTTCCATTTACAAGAACCTGGTTAGCTGTTCCAGTAATACCAGTTACAGCGGATCCACCTCCTCCAATTGTTTGCCAGGTAGTACCAGTATCTCGCTGGATAACCAAAGTATCGGTAGCTATAAATATTCTACCTGCAAGGCCAGCCGCCGGCCTGGTTGCCAATGTACTTTCGTACAAGGCCGGTGCTCCATTTTGATTAATTACGTAATTTATTAAACCAATGAAACTCATATCAAATTAATATATCGTTTCCTAATAATTACCACATTATTGCCTACCGTTGAAGTGCCAAAGCTGACCTGAAATGTTTGCCTGGTATATTCATTTGTATTGCCACCTATAACAAGCTGCTGACCTGGTTGTAATACCGCTACATTCTCGATTGTTGCTGTCGTCGTACCATAGTTAATAAAGCTGACTGTATTGCAGTCTGTATATATCAATTTATTATTGGTTACCTGCTGAAAGTCCGTTGAATATTCCAGCATTGGTACATTTATAATTTGTTTATCAGCGCTCATATATAATTACTTAACGTGTATTGAATTACAAAATTTGCTTTCATTTGAGCTGTGATCTGACCAGGATAGTAACCTAAGGGCGGCAAATTGTTTCCTGGTGCCATCAGGCCGGCGTCCTGATTCATGCCGTTACTCATCATACCGCTATTGCCCTGGTCATCGCTTGCAGGGTTATTCGGTATTAGTGCTTTAGGCTTATTCGATTTATTTAAAATTGCAATTCCTGCAATCGTTAAAAAAGCAAATGAAGCCGCAATTATAATCTTATGTTGCTTATCCATTAAGCGTAGTGTTTAACTCTTCGTGTTCTTATTCCCGACATAGCATCGTTACCGTAATTGTCACCGCTGTCATCTGTCATACTGGTTGTTTGTGTTGCAGTTGATGCCGGCGGCTGATAGGGAATGGGCGCAATATTTTGGCCAAACATATCATTATTTTGCCAGTAGGTGCCTGGCTGTGGCGGATTCGATCCAGGGCTGCCAGGGGTCAACAAATTGTTGACCAAATTGGTAGCCTGATTTAGGCCCGCATTCACAATTTGTTGTTGTGCAGTTTGTGCAGGGGGTTGCAAAGGTACAGCAGGCTTTAAAGGTACCGGTGCTGGTGCCGCTGTGGTTGTTGCAGATCCTTTTGATAACCACCACAATAGAGCAGCTCCGCCAACAACACCAGTAATCAATAATATCTTTTTCTTTTTCTTATCCATAATCGTTGTTTATTGATCTTAGCGAATAGGGCCTTTTTTGCCGGTCACTCAAGATCTGTTGAATATTTACGAAATATTTTGTACCTGACTTGCTGCAACTGTGTAATTTTCCATATTACCAGTCGCATCTTCATAGGTTACCGTATAAGTCTGACCGTCAAATGAAACTACCGACATTCCTAAGTTGGGCGTATCAAATGTGTAATACAAATTTCCGTTACTGTCATATAGCTGTGTACCCACCAATGAATATACAATCTGCTGCCCTGGCTGTGCATCCGGCGGCATCACTAAGACAGACCCTTTACGCGTTCCGGTTCCGTTATTCGTATTTGCCGTTACCGGTGAAGCTGCACCGGTATTTGATCCGCTTCCTCCAGTCGTATTTGTTGAAGTTCCAGGGGACGCGTTTGGATTGTATGGCTGTGTTGCCGATCCTGGTAAACCAGTCGCATTGGTATTACCAGCACCATTACCGGTACCGGTGCCAAAACCACTACCGCCGCCAGTGAACTTGTTATATAACCACCAGCAACCAACAATGATTACTCCCCACTTTATCACGTCCCCAGCGTCAGTATTACCTACTTTCTTACTCATTATTACAGCATATTTAAAAGCATGGTTAATTTAGCCTGATCCATCTGATCAAGTTTTACCAAATGATCCGTCGTTACTCCTTTATTTAACAGCGATTGTAAAATTTGTATATCGTGCTGTGTAACGGTTCCAGCCATTGCAGCTGGCCGCTGCTGATCCTGGTTCATTGGTTGTCTATTTTT